TCCTGCATGGATGGAAGATGAAGTAGACGCATTTTAAAACAAGGAGACAAGCTCATGAAAATGCTAACACCAAACCAAGTTCTGTTCGAGAACGTCACAGCGCAATACCCGCGCATCAATCAAACCTATCGCTTTGACAACATGGACAACAAAACCGTGCCATGCAGACCAGAGGAAGATGGGGCCGCATATGAAATTTCATTCAGCATGACGAACGAGGATGCAACAGAATTTCTCAAGAAATGCGATGAAATCTACGCTGAAACTGCAGCAGCGGACACAAAGCGCAAGTGGAAGCCCAAGCCCATGTATTACCCATACAAAGAACTGGACGATGGGCAACCGCAAGGCAAAGCCAAGCTAAAAGGCGCATACAATGGTGAAGCCACAAAGCCACCCCTGCAAAAAGATGCAAACCGCGACACGCTACCAGCGGATTTCCGCCTAACGTCTGGCAGTAAAATCAACGTATGGGGGCAGCTATTCGCGTATAATACGGGGGCTGTGTCTGGTGTTGGGCTTAGGTTGCGCGGCGTGCAGGTCTTGGAACTGCAAGAGGAAGCGTCAAACGATCCTTTCAGCGCAACTGATGGATTTACGGCAGCAAAGCAAGAGGATGATCCCTTTGGCTTGCCACCTGTTAAGCCAAGTGCGCCACAAGCTGCACCTGTAAATAACGTGCTAGAGGACGAAATCCCATTCTAAGCAAAAAAAATGCCCCACGGAGCGATCACGTGGGGCAGTTTATCATCGAGACAAGAAAAACAAATAACCGTGTGAGGAGCATTTGTTAGCACAATGATAGGGCAAGATGTAGGCAAGATCAAGTACCCAGAACCCACATATAGCGTATATGCGCCGCAAATCATAAGCGCGTTACAGCTTAAAAAGACAAGCCACCAAGAGCATCATGGGCCTTGCCCGAATTGCGGGGGTGTTGATCGGTTTTGGATTAGCGAATATCAAGGCAATCTAAAGGTAAACTGTCGGCAATGTCAGGATTGGAAAGAGATCATCCAGATATTGCGAGAGCGTGGCCTTTATCCAGACAAGGAAATCATAAGCGAAACGAGCGGCGCAATGAACAAAACCCCAGATAACGTGGTGAAGCTACCTGAAACGCCAGAGCTACACCCATATTTAACCAGAAAGCGCATAAAGCAACACACCGCAATCATTGATGAAGGCGATCTGCACATCCGTATCATCAATAATCAAGGCAAGGTCGTAGGTACGCAGTTCATAGACGAAAGCGGCAAAAAGAAATTCAACTACGGGCTGGACTACAAAGGTTGCTTTCACGTTGTGGGCGGTCCCATACAGGACAAGTGCTATATCGCGGAAGGGTTTGCCACTGCAGCAAGTGTTTACGAAGCCACGGGGACACCATGTGTGCACGCACTAAACGCCAGCAATATAACAAATGTTATAACCGCGCTTCGAGAGGTTAAACCTGAAACGCGCTTTATCGTTGCGGGAGACAATGACCCTGCAGGACTAAAAGCCTGCGAACAAGCGTTCAAGGAGCATGGCGTGGAATGCGTCATTCCTGACAGCGAGGGGTTAGACTGGAATGACGTGTGGATAGCGCGAGGCGCAGAGGATACACGCAAGAAGCTAGAGCCGCGCAACGTGCTTGACGAAGTTATCTTTCCGAGCGCAGCAAGGCCACGTCTAGACAGCACATACATAATCAAGAACTGGATCGCGGAAAACTCAATCTCGGTTGTGTATGGCCCGTCAAACGTGGGTAAATCCTTTTTCTGCATGAGCCTCGCCTACCACATAGCTGCAGGTCAGGAATGGGTCAGCAATAGAGTAAAACGCGGGTCAGTCCTGTATCTAGCTACAGAGGGCGGGAGAGCATTCGAAAACCGACTATATGCGCTACACGAAAAGCACGGGTTCAACGATGTGTCACTTGCGGTCAGACCTTCGCCCATCAATCTATATGACGCGGATGAAGATATAGCCAAGATCGAAGCTATCATGACGGAAATCGGGAAACGCAATGAACCTGTCACGGTTTTGGTCATCGACACACTGGCACGCGCTACGGCTGGGCAGATGGACGAAAACAACAACAGCGAAATGAGCAAGCTAATCGCGGGACTGGACGCAATACGAGAGCGAACAGGGGTTCACATTATGCTAGTCCACCACAGCGGCAAGGATGCGTCAAAGGGTGCGCGTGGGGCGTCTGCATTGCGGGCGGCATGTGACACGGAGATTGAACTTTCGTTTGACGAAGAAACGCGCGTTCGCACCGCAAGAGCAACGAAACAGCGCGACATGGAGACGGGCGCAGAGATTAACTTTATTCTGCAGATTGTTGAGCTGGGGGAAGATGCAGACGGGGATCAAGTCACAACTTGTATCATACGGGAAGCCACACGCGAGGAAATGGAAGAAGCGCAGAGCGACAACAAGCCAACGGGGAAAAACCAAAAGCTGTTCGTGAAGTGCTTTCAGCAATTGCGAGGGGAGCGCGTGGGTTCACCTAATCCTTCGGGGGCTGGCTGGCCTGAGCCAAGGAAATTCTGGTGCATGGATTTGGAAACGCTGGGGGACCACTTCAAGGGAAAAGTGGCGACAGATAGGCCACAACAAACATGGACGCAGACCCTAAACGGAATGCACGAAAAGGGCTTGATTGAGATAAATGACGGCAAAATATGGATGACGGGCAAGTCTGGAAAGGTCAGCGATGGGGAAGCAGATGCACCGTTTTGAATATACTGCAGTTTCAATAGTTTACGTGGGGTTTCCGTTTAGTTCCGTGCAAAACCGTGCAAAACCGTGCACTGACCATGCACTGCACGGAAACACGGAACTATATATAAAATAGTTCCGTGTACGTGCATTCGGTGCTTTAGGCATAAGATTGGATTTAGACTTGCAGAAAAAAGAATTTCCTAAATGGTTGCAGGATAGAATTGCAGCGGGAACAGCGCAGGTTTATCCGCATGGTCACTTTAAGGCGCGGCGTGGTTTGACGCTGGCGGATAAGCTGCAGAGCGTGACAACACTTGAAGAATTGGAAGGGTTCGCTAATCGTCGCAAATATGGCGCACAGGTGGAACCTTGGACAGAGCAGGAGCGAAAGGAAATACTATGGCGGAAAACAGAGCTGACGAACAAACGCAAGCCGCGCTGAGGTGGAGCGTGTACGACGACGGGCTGCGCATCTGGTCAAGCGAACGCGGGCAGTATATCGGAACGATCCCTACCCGCGAACTGAAATACATTTTGCGCGACATGGCGAAGCGATTGGCTGAGTTGGATTAAACGCCGTGCGGGTGCCAATCGTCCACGGTTTCGTCGCTTGGTGTTACCTCTGACCACGTTTGCGTTTCATAGTCCCATTCAAGGTTGTGCGCTTCGATTTGCTCAAGCTGATATTCGTTCGGCTCAAGGTTTTCGAAAGCGTGATGCATGGCCCAGAAAGCGCGGCTCATAGCGCGGCAATCACTTAGGCATAAATCAAAATCTTCGCTTAGGTTATTTGTTGCGCATCGTAGGGCGTCTATAGCGTCACGAATGGCCTCTTGTTGCGTTCCTGTTAGATTGCGCAGTGCTTGGCATTCGCTTTGCATGCGGTTCAAGGTGTTTATCCAGTTATGCTTTTCCATTGTCTCTGATCCTTCTTATGGTGTCACGTATAGAAACGCGAACGTTGCGATGATGATTGCTGCGCCGCCTAGCCAGTCTGACAGCGTAGCTTGTTTGAATGCTTCTTTGATTTGTTTCATCTTGCCCTCTCTAATTCGTCTATTAGCTTTGCGAATAGCTCTAAGGCGTTGTCTAGGTATTGCACTTGCTGCGCGTCTGCGTGGGTGTAGTCATCCATGATGACCTGCCATGCGTCCGCGTTTAGCTGCTCTTGCATTTCGATTAGCTTGCGGCGGGTTTGATCTACCGCAAGCGTTACGTGTGGGCGTATGGGCATTATGCTGCTTCCTCTGCTTCGTCCTGCAATTCGCAAAGCGCGTCCTGCGCAGCGACTAGCAATGTTGCGAATGCAATGCGGCAAGCTATCGTGCCAAAGCTGTCACCCTCTTGTGAAATGCCGCCGCAATCTTCAAGGTATTCCTCACCGCGTGATGTGTTTTGATCCGCGCAGAATTGGATTGCCTTGTGATAGTAGATGCTTACTTCGTGGCCGTCCACGGTTTCGTGTAGGCAATCTTGGGCAGTGTCGAAACATCCCTCTGCGTTTTCCATTGCTTCTTTTGCGATGCTCATTGCTTCGGTATATAGGTTCATTGTCTCTTGTCCTTTGTTGTGTTGTGGTATCACTATGCAATCACAGTGATACCTTGTCTATTGTTACGTAGCGTCACTTTAAATCATTCGCTACATTTATGGGGAATGTTTCCCCATGTTCCATCATGCAATCAACTGCAGCGATCTTTGCCGCGTCTAATGTGTCGTAACGAGTATTGCACAATGCTGCTGGTACGCGGCCCACAAAAATGAATTTGCCAGTTGGTGCCTTAGTAATTACTACTGACTTCCATAGAGATTGAGTTTTCATGGTCTATCCTTTCTTTCTTGCGCTAATGTAACTTGCGACGCCAGCATATGACATTATGTCCAGTTCGTCGTTCACGCGTATCCAGTTGCCGACAAGTGAAACGCTGTATCCGTTTCTCTCCAACTCTCTTGTTGCCCATTGCTGGTATTCGTTTGGTGTTTGCTTGTGCATGGCCTTATCCTTTCCAGTGGTCAATCATTGCTTTTGCATCGCGCAAGGTTTGCGCTGCATCTGTCGCGCCCTGCTCATTGGGCGGGAACATTAGCCAGTGGTTTTCCTCTGGCATAAATTCAATGGTCCAGTTGGCGTAAATGTATTTGCCTGCGTAGACCTTGAATGCTTTGTCTTGGATCGCTTCCATTATGTATCCTTTCCATTGCTTGTGATATCAATGTAATATCTGAGCAGTATCAATGCAACAAGTAAAAACCAAAGTGACGTTACGTCACAAAACCAGCGCATCACACATTAATACGCAGGTCGCAGGCGGGCGCGCGCGAATAGAACAGGTGTTCAATTAATGCAATACACTTATTAGGCGAGTGTAATACCCACGAAAAACGCTAATTTAACATAATCCCCATTATACGTCCAACCTAGGGTTGAGCTAGGTATTATGTTAAATTCTGATACTGGAATGCGTTGTGACCCCCCCCGTCTGGCCCCCACCCCACCCCCTATTATTATTATACATTCTCACACACAAAAATTTGTGTTATATAAATCGCAGGGGGTGCTGCCCTCGCGAAGAACGCTTCCCTCCCTGTGCGTTGTTCCCAGTAATCCTTCCTGCAGCCCCCCGCCTTCCCCCGCTTGCTTTTGCGCGGTATCATGTTAAAATTTGCGTGCAATCAGAGAAGGATTTAGTATGGCTGGTAGGTCATTGCAGAAGGAGCGCACTGCTGAAATTATGCGCAGGGGTGGCCCTGATTTTTTGCTTGAGTGGATTTTGAGCGCCAAATCTTTGCGGAGTTTAGCGAAGGACTTGGACATGTCAGAGGGCGCGCTACGAGTTTTAATAATGAAAAACCCAGATTTAACTGCGGCAGTGAATGAAGCGCGCAGGGAAGCGGCTGATGCGTACTTTGATAAAAACTTTGAGCTGATTGAGAACATGTCTGAGCGCAGGCAGCGTGAGATTTTTGAGGCGCTGAGTGGTGAGAATACGCGGGATGCAAGTGAGGCTAATGTATCGCAGATTGATTTGGGCATAATGAAGCAGGAGATGGGCCAGAATAATCTTGCTGCGTCCTCATGGAACCAGCAGAGGTATGGCAACAAGGGCAACCAGCAAATCAACATTAATATTGGTGACCTTCACTTAGATGCACTGCGTAAAACGAAGGTGATTGACCATGAGTGATAAAGCGCAGAATACGATGGCGGAGTTCATCGAGCGGTACGGCAAGAAGCCTGCTTTATTTGTGCAGGAAGTGCTTGGCGTGGAGCCATTGCCGTATCAGGCGGAATTTCTTGATGCGATTGCGTCTGGCGAACGCAAGATTAGCATTCGGTCTGGTCATGGTACTGGTAAGTCTACAGCAGCATCGTGGGCAATGCTATGGTATTTTTTGATGCATTACCCAAATAAAGTTGTTGTAACTGCGCCAACTTCTAGTCAGCTTTTTGATGCCTTGTTTGCAGAACTCAAGAGATGGATAAATGAGCTTCCAGAGGGCTTGCAGAGCATATTGAATACCAAGTCGGATCGCGTTGAGCATACTTCTGCGCCCGCAGAGATGTTTATATCTGCTAGAACGTCACGCGCAGAAACGCCTGAAGCCTTGGCTGGTGTTCACTCTGAGCATGTTATGCTGGTTGTGGATGAGGCTTCTGGTGTGCCTGAGCAGGTGTTTGAAGCTGCTGCTGGCTCTATGTCAGGCCACAATGCGACGACTATTATGCTGAGCAACCCCACGCGAAGCAGCGGTACGTTTTTTGAAAGCCAGACGCGCATGGCGGATAGCTGGTGGACACGCAGGTGGTCATGCGTAGATAGTCCCTTGGTCAGCGATGAGTTTGTCGATGAGATGCGGCTCAGGTATGGCGAGGAGAGCAATGCGTTTCGTATTCGTGTGCTGGGTGAGTTTCCGCTTGCTGACGATGATACGATTATCCCGTTTCATCTTGTAGAAAATGCTACGCACCGCGATGTGCAGATTGATGAGGATACCAAGTCGGTCTGGGGTTTGGATGTGGCGCGCTTTGGAGCGGATAAGACTGCGCTGTGTAAGCGTCAGGGTCCGATTGTGACTGAGCTTAGAGCTTGGTCTGGGCTGGATTTGATGCAGACTGTGGGTAGAGTTGTTGCTGAGTATGAGGCGTTACCGCCCAGCAGGCAGCCTACGCAGATACTTGTCGATAGCATTGGCGTAGGCTCAGGTGTGGTGGACCGCCTGCGTGAGATTGGCTTACCTGTGCGCGGCGTGAATGTGGCTGAAGCGCCGAGCATGGGCGATACTTATCTTAATCTGCGGAGTGAGCTTTGGTTTAAGACTAAGGGCTGGCTAGAGGATCGCTCATGTAAGCTGCCAAAGAATGACCAACTCATCGCAGAGTTGACCAGTATTCGCTACAGCTTTACTTCTAGTGGTAAAATGAAGGCTGAGAGTAAAGATGAGATGCGCAAGCGTGGTTTAGCCTCGCCTGACTTGGCGGATGCCTTGTGTTTGACGATGGCAAGTGACGCTGCGACTGCGTTGTCTGGCTCGTTTAGCTCTTGGCGAGGCGAAATAAAACGGAATTTGCGCGGAATTGCATAATGTGATACGTTTGCAGCAACATAGGAGGCTTTTATGGCGTATGGATCAAAATCAGGTGGAATGAAGAAAGCTGGCGGCAAGAAGGGCTTTAAACCTTGCGCTGGTTGTCCAACACCTGCAGCGTGTAAGCGTATGGGTAAGTGTCGCGCCAAGATGGGCAAGAAGTAATGGCTGCGGCAAAGAAAAAAGGTTTATGGGATCATATCCATGCAAAACGTAAAAGAATTGCTGCAGGCTCTGGCGAAAAGATGCGCAAAGCTGGCTCAAAAGGTGCGCCAACAGCTAAAGCGTTTAAAGCAGCGGCTAAAACAGCTAAGAAAAAGGTAAAGGGTAAGAAGTGATGTAATGTTTACTGCATTTGTTCTCTTATGCGCTCAGAATTACTGCTTTGCAGTCGGTGGACCTGCGTATAACGATGAGAATAAATGCATAGCGGATTTTATGCAGAATGGCGTTCCCTCTTTGCAGGTGAAATATCCAACGTATACAATCATCCAAGTTAAATGTTATGAATGGGAAAAGCAGGTGAAGTCCTAATGCCGTATTCTAAATATAGTCCAAAGCAAAAAAAGTTAGCCGCAGTGGCTCCACCACGCAAGAAAATTACTGGCGCAGACCTGAAGAAGCTCAGCGCAAAGAAAAAAGGTAAAAAGAAATGAAAGCAGGACAAGCACTGGGATTGCTCGCTGGCTTAGGTGCGTTGAATGCGCTAGGCGGTGGTAGAAATGGCACAGGCAAGCGCTTTACTGGCTTGATGGATATGCTTGACGGTGGCGGTGCTGGCGCATCTGGGGATCGCTTTGAGGGCGGTGGCTTGCTGTCTATGCTGGGTAATTTGTTTGCTAAACCGCTTGAAGCGCAGGATCGTGTTGAGCGAATTGCGGCTGATACGAATGCGACTAAGGCTGTGACAAAAACGCTTGAAGATATGGCTAAAGGTGGCACACTTACATCTCGTCTGGATGGTAAAGATGGCTTGCTTTCGCCTGCGCAAAAAGAACAGATCGTGATGGATCAAATCGTAAACCCAGACGTATATGGTATTGGTCAAGGTGGCGAGTTTGCGGGGTCTATGTTAGCGCCACGTGCAACTACTGCGCAATCTGCAGCGATGGAAGATGCTTATAGCACAACAGCGCCATTACGTCAGCCTGCTGGAACACCGACTGCACCATATGAGCAAACAGGGGCGGTTACTGAAGTTCGCTTTGGTCCACGCGGTGAGCCTACTTCATTGCTTGATACGCGCCAGCAAGCACCGTCACCAGATGAGGCGCGAGTTATGCAAAAAATTGTTGAAGGCAATATGATGCCAAACTTTATGGACATGGAGCCTTATTTACAACGTGCTTATGTAAGCCGATTAATTGAGCTGGGTTACTAATGCCTAAAGACCCCCGCCTCGCCCGCGCTGGAGTATCGGGTTATAATAAACCCAAGCGTACTCCAAGCCATAAAACCAAGTCACACGTTGTTGTGGCTAAAGAGGGCGATAAGGTAAAGACGATACGCTTTGGTCAGCAGGGCAAAACTGGCGATAAGACTATGACAAAGCGTGCTAAGTCATTTAAGGCAAGGCACGCTAAAAACATTGCCAAGGGTAAGATGTCTGCGGCGTATTGGGCAAATAAGGTGAAGTGGTAATGGCTATTACAACCTATGCAGAACTAAAGACAGCGATAGCCAACTGGCTAAACCGCGATGATCTTACAAGTGTTATTCCTGACTTTATCAGCCTTTCTGAAGCTGACATGGAGCGCAAGATACGTCATTGGCGTATGGAAGAGCGCAGCACGGCAGCGCTAGATGCGCGATACACGCAACTGCCGCAGGGCTTTTTAGAAGCGATTAGGTTTCACCTAGATGTGGATGAGCGCCCGATTGAGTTAGTTACGCCACTATCTCTGCAGACTTACAGAAGG